TTAGCAAGAATTGAAGATGCTGGAACTTATACAAATACTCCAGATGTTGTTTTTAGATTTTTACCAGCTTTAACTTCAGGTTTAGCTTATTATTTATCAATAAAACACAGACCAGATAGAACATAACAGTTAAGATTATTTTATGAAGACGAATTACAAAGAGCTTTAACTGAAGATGGTCAAAGAACTTCATTATTTGTTTCACCAAAAACTTATTTTGGAGATGGATTATAATGACTAGTTACTCATCAGGTAAAAAATCATGGGCTGTATCTGATAGATCTGGCCAAAGATTTCGTTACATTGACATGGTTACAGAATGGAATGGATCTTTTGTTCATGTTTCTGAATATGAAGCAAAACATCCTCAATTAGAACCTAAAGTTCCAGGAAATGATCCTCAAGGATTACAAAATGCAAGACCAGATAGAGTTGAACCTGCAATTATTGTAATATTAGGAACTAATCCTTTATATTCTGAAACAGGAAGCTCAACATTAATTGTTAATGATCCAGGACATGGAACTAAATTAGGTAGTACAGTTATTCTTACAAATGTTTTAGGTGCAAATGGTTTTAGCGCTACTGCATTAACAACTACAAAAGGATTTACAATTACATCAGTTGATACAAATAATTATAGTTTTAATGTATCTACTACCGCTAATGATACGGGATTCTTTGGTGGTACAGATATTAGTATAGGTCCTGCAGCAGTTGCTTTGCCGGAAAATCCTTTTATTATAACTACTGGAAGTTCTACAATTAGAGTTAGTCAACCTAATCATGGAAGAGCTACAGGAGATACAGTTGTATTTTCTAATGTTAATGCTTTAAATAATTTTAATTCAAGTTCAGGTTTTACTACTGCAGTACTTGCAACAACTACTGGATATAGTATTACAGTTACTAATGTTAATAATTATAGCTTTAATGCATCTTCTGGAACTGCTATAATAAATGGTGTAATTGGGGGAGGATCTGTAACCGCACAGACTATATAATATGAATTATGGAGAACTAAGAGATCAAATTAGAAACTACACAGAAGTATCTGACAATGGATTATCAGATTCATCTGTAGCTGTTATTGTACAAAATACTGAAAATAGAATTTATAGAGATGCAAATATAGATGCTTTTAGACTATATGCTTCAGCTGTTACTGTTGTAGGAAATACAACAATATCTGTTCCTACAGGTCTTCGTAATATTAGATATGTAGAGATGATAAGTTCAACCGGAGAAGTTTCTAATTTAATACAAAAAGATAGTTCTTATTTAGCTGAATATAATCCAACTCCAGGATCTTCTACTTACTACGCAGAACCTAAATATTGGGCCAATTGGAATGCTACTACTTGGTTTGTAGCACCTACCCCTGATAATACTTATATAATTAATATTGCATATTACCAACAACCTGCTACCATTACATCAAGCGCTACAAGTACAAGTTATATATCTACTTATGCTCAAGATTTACTTTTATATGGAAGTCTGGTAGAAGCATATAAATACTTGAAAGGTCCTGATAATATGATATCAGTATACGAACAATCATATCAACAGGCTCTACAAAGCTTTGATATTGAGCAACTTGGTAGTAGGAAAAAAGACGAGTATCTTGGCGGTGAAGTTAGATTACAGTCTAAATCTACTACAGCAAATTAATAGGGAGTTAACATGGCAAATATAGTACCAGATAGTTTTAAACAACAATTGTTTTTATCAACACACAACTTTTCTTCAACAGCAGGAAACGTTTTTAAATTAGCTCTTTATACAACTGTATCAGGATTTTCTACAGGAACTACAAATTACATTACAACTAATGAAACATCTGGAACTGGTTATTCAGCAGGTGGAACTACTTTAACAAATTTAGGTGTTACAGTTTCTAGTAACGTGTCTTTTACAAGCTTTAACAATGCAACTTTCTCAACAGCAACTGTATCAGCATCTTGCTGTTTAATTTATAATACAACTTCTGGAAATCCAGCTGTTGTAGTTTTAGATTTTGGTGGAACAAAGACTTCAACAAACGGCGACTTTACTATTCAGTTCCCAACAGCTAACTCAACAAGTGCAGTTCTAAGAATATCTTAGTAGACTCGCCATAAAAATTTATGGCTACAAATACTTATTGGGGTCAATATACTTGGGGTTCAATCAACTGGGGTGGAATAGCTTCAGATGTTACAGCCACAGTTAGTGGTGAACAACTTACAATCTCAACAGGAACAGTAACAGCAACTGGTATATCTAATGTTGTTATAACTGGAGAACAATTAAATTTATCTACAGGATCAGTAAGTGTTGTTGCTGCAAGTAATTTTGCTGTAACAGGAAATGCTTTAACTTTATCTACTGGAACTGTAACTGTTAGTTCAAAAGCAAATGTTGATGTAACAGGAAATGGATTAACTTTATCTACAGGAACTGTAAATGTTGCTATTAGTATAGCAGTAGTTGTATCTTCTAATCAACTTGGAATTTCTTCTGGAACCGTAACTGTTTTAGGTAAAGCTAATGTTGACGTAACTGGAAATCAATTAACTTTATTAATTAATGATGCAACAGTAATTGCAAAAGCTAATGCTGATGTAACTACTAATCTATTAAATTTCTTTACAGGTTCACCAACCATTTCAGGAAAATCTTATGTAGATATAACTGGAAATCAATTAAATTTACAAACAGGAACTGCGACATTTGCTATTAATGTTAATACACTTGTAACTGGATCAAGTGTTCAAATAGCAACAGGCGATGTTAATATAAGTATTCCAATAACTGTAACAGGAGAACAATTAAATCTTTCTACAAATAATGTACAAGTTAGTGCAAATAATAATGCAAGTGTAATAGGTGAACAATTAAATCTTTCTATAAATAATGTAGAAGCCATAGCTTCTTCTTTAATAATAACAGATGGAAATGGTGTAAATTTAGGGGTAGGTACTGTTACAATATTAACTCCAGCTATAGCTTATGTTACCGGAAATTTATTGACTTTAGGAACAGGACAACCTATTGTATACAGCTGGCTTCCAATAAATCCAAATACAGGTCAAAATTGGTATAATATAGATCCTGTTACAGGGGAATCTTGGAACGCCATAAATCCGTCAACAGGTCAAAATTGGTCTGCTATAAACCCTACTACAGGGGATGTTTGGAGCACTATAAATGCTACAACTAGTCAAATATGGAGTCAAATACCATAATGACAAAACATTAAAAAAATGATAAGAATTTAATATGGCAAGTACATTTAGTAATTTAGGTTTAAATCTACAAGGAACAGGTGATAATGCAGGTACTTGGGGTGCCATCACCAATGTTAACTTACAAGATATAGATAATGCTATTTCAGGTGTAATTACTGTTACAGTAACAGGTAATACAACTTTAGCTTTTACAACAAATTCAACTTCTACAACTTATACGGATGAGGCTGGTAGAAATAAGACAATTATTTTATCTGGTGCTTTATCTGCTACAACAGTTACAATTACAGTTCCAAATATTGAAAAAGATTATTACATTATAAATAATTCTGGAGCTACTGCAGTTATTTCTTCAGGTGGTTCTACAACAGTTTCTATTGCAACAGGATCAAAAAATATTGTTATAGTAAATGCAAGTGCAACTTCTGTAATAACAGCTCTACCAACAGATCAAGTTAATTCACCAGGTGGAACAACTAATGCTGTTCAATATAACTCTGCAGGTTCTTTTGCCGGTTCAACAAATCTTACTTTTAATGCAACACCTTTTGCAATGCAAACTGCAAATGCATTAAATTTAACTGCAACTTCTTTAACAGCAGTAACAGCAACTGTTACTACTAACAATATTACAACTGCAAATATTACTACTGCAAATATTACTACTGCAAACGTTACATCTTTAACTGCGGTTACAGCAACTGTTACTACTAACAATATTACAACTGCAAATATTACTACTGCAAATATTACTACTGCAAACGTTACATCTTTAACTGCGGTTACAGCAACTGCAACTACAGGTAATTTAGCTAATGTGAATGTTGTATCTAATGGTATTTTAAAAATTTATAACACTGCAAATACTCAATATACTGGATTACAAGTATTAGCGGCTGCAGCAACTACAGTAACATTTACATTACCATCTTCAGATGGAACTTCTGGTCAAGTATTACAAACTAATGGTTCTGCTGTATTATCTTTTGCTACTGCATCTGGTGGTACGCCAACTGTAAATACTTATGATACAGGTACTGCAGCTACTTGGACTAAACCATCTTCAGCTAGTTGGGTTCAAATTAATATTTGGGGTGGTGGAGGTTCAGGTGGTAAAGGTGCTACTAATGCACCAGCAGGTGGTGGTGGTGGAGGTGCTTACAATACTTTAATTATTCCTTTTTCTTATTTAGCAAGTACAGTTACTTATACAGTAGGAGCAGGTGGAGCTTCTCAAACAGCTGCTTCAACCGTTGGTAATGCTGGTGGTGTAACATCTGTAGCTATTGCAAATTATAATGGCACAGGTTTAACAAAAACAATATCTGCTTTTGGTGGTGGTAGAGGTGGAATTCCAACATCAGCTGTCTCTGCAGGAGGCGGAGGTGGCGGAGGAGGAGGTATTTATAGTATTGGTTCAAATGCAGCTTCAAGTCCAGATGGTGCTAATGGTGGAAACGGAGGTTCTCCAGTTGGTGGATTAGGTTACATAACCGCAATAGGTTGCACAGTTCCAACTGTTTTTTCTACTGATTCAAATTTTGGTGGCGGTGGTGGAGGCACTGGAGATGCAACTAATACCACAACTAAAGGTAGAGATTCTGTTTATGGTGGAGGAGGTGGAGGAGGAGCTATTGATAGTACAGGAGTTGCTACTACAAATATAGGTGGAAATTCTCAATATGGAGGTGGAGGTGGTGGAGGAGGTGCAAATTCTGTTGCTGGAGGAAATGGTGGAACTTCTATTTATGGTGGCAATGGTTCAAATGGAACTATAGATGCAAACGCTTCTTCTGCTGGTACATTACCTGCGGGTGGTTCTGGTGGAACTGAAGGTGGTAACTCTGGTGCAGGTGGAGGTGGTAGAGTACAATTTATTTACTGGTAATATATGACACAATTAGCAATTATAAATAACATAACAAAAATTTGTGAGAACGTATCTTCTGATGATAGAGAAGCAAATGAAATTAATATTGAAGGTTATACAGTTTTAGATTTAAACAATACTTCAGTTATTAATTGGAACTGGAATGAATCAACAAATGATTACGAACAAGTTGAAAGCATAGGAAATGGTGGAATAGGATTTATTTATACTGATGGTAAATTAGTACAAACAAAACCAGCTATACCAGTAAATAGCAAACAACCTACAACTTCTGGCATAGAAGAAATTTAATGACAATAGCAAAAGCACCTAAGCATAGTTTTAACTATGATGGTGTTGAAGTTTTAATTTATCACGCAAATAAAGGTGAAGGATTACCTAAACACTCACATATTTACGCACACGCAACTATGTGTCATTCAGGTTCTTGCATTGTAAAAAAAGAAAACAAAGAGGTTATAATCAATAAAGACAGCAAACCACTTAATCTAAAACAAAATGAGTGGCACGAAATAGAAGCACTTGAAGATAATACAGTATTTGTTAATATCTTTGCTGAAGGAAAACATTAAACGATATAATGACCCATGCCAATACAAAAATTACAATTTTCAAGACCAGGGATTAATACACAAGACACTCAATACGGTGCTGAGGGTGGGTGGACAGATTGTGATAACATTAGATTTCGTTATGGATTTCCGGAAAAATTAGGTGGATGGACTGATCCAGTTGGATCAAATTTAGTTGGAGTTGGTAGAGGTTTATTTGTTTATACTTCATTAGGTGGAGCGACTCTTGCAGCTATCGGTACAGATAGAAAACTTTATATTTATTATGGTACTGAATATTACGATATAACACCTTTATCAACTACACTTCCAGCGGTATTTAATTTTACATCTGGTACAACTTACGTATCCGTTACTTCTACTTCTAATGGTGCAAGTGTAGGGGACTTTGTAACTTTTTCATCTGTTTCAGGAGTTAGTGTTATTAATATTACTAATGCAGAAATGCAAAATGAATTTGAGATTAAAGAGATTACTAATTCCAATACTTTTAAAATAGATGTTACAGGACTTGGAACTCCTGGTACTGTTACAACTTCAGGATCTGCCGCAGGAGCAGCTTTTCAAATAGATATTGGTGTAGATAAAACTACTTATTCAAATGGATGGGGAGCTGGATTTTGGGATGGCGGACAGGGTTGGGGTTTACCTTCTGGAGCTAACGTTATTTCTGACACAGCAAGAATTTGGGCATTAGATGCTTATGGTGAAGATTTAATTGCAACAATAGTAGGTGGAAAAACTTACATATTAGATACTGCTGATTTTATTAATGCACCGGATACAACAAGAGCAACTTTATTAACTTATGCTCCAACACGATCTAATTATATGATTGTATCTGGAGTAGATAGACATTTAATATTTTTAGGAACTCAAACAACACCAGGAACAACTTCAACTTATGATCCAATGGCTGTATTATTTGGAGCACAAGAATCAATTACTGATTTTATTCCAACACAAGTAAATGATGCTGGTTTTCAAAGATTAACAGATGGTAATAGTATTGTAACAGCAGTTAGAACAAGAGGAGATATTGGAATTTTTACAAATACTTCTATGCATGCAATGCAATATGTTGGACCTCCTTATACATTCTCTATTAAAAATGTTGGATCTAATTGTGGTATAGTTGGGCCCCATGCAGCTGTTGAAGTTAATAACAAAATTTATTGGATGTCTAATCATACTTTCTTTTTATATGACGGGGTTGTTAGAGAAATTCCTTGTAGTGTACAAAATTATGTATTTAATAATATTAATTTAGATGCAAAAAATATTATATATGCAGGAGTTAACGCTGAGTTTTCAGAAATAAATTGGTTTTATCCAAAAATAGGTTCACAACAAAATAATGCAGTAGTTACATATAACTTTAGGGAAGATATATGGACTATTGGTACTTTACCTAGATCATCTTGGCATACACAAGATATAATAAATTATCCACTTGCAACTGAATATTTTGCAAATTCAACATCTAATACAATGCCTACTATTTATGGATTAACTAAAGGTGTTTCTACTCTTTACAACCATGAAAGTGGTGTAAATGCTAATGGTCAAGCTATGTCTTGTTATATTAAGTCAGGAGATGTAGACATTGTAGATGGTAATGATTCTATGTTTATAAGAAGATATATACCGGATTTTTCAAACCAAGAAGGTAATCTTAATATGAAGTTCTATGTTAAACAATATCCAGGAGCTTCTTCAACACTTGCTTCAAATACAACAGTTAATTCTAATACAACTAAAGTAGATATGAGAGCTAGAGGAAGACAAGTTGCAATAGTAATTGGCAGCGAGGATCTAAATGCTTATTGGAGATTTGGTACACTTCGTATTGATGGTCAAACGGATGGTTTAAGATAATGGCTAAATTAGAACAACCAAGACTTGCTAACGCAACCCCTGAATATGATCCATCACAACAAAACCAAATTATTAAAACTTTGGAACAAATGATATTTCAATTAAATAATAATTACACACAAAACGTACAAGACGTTAATGAAGCGGAAGCATGGTTTTTTATATCTAGAGGCGGGTGCTAATGTCTTGCGATAATGTAAATTCAGGTCCAAGTAATCCTTCTTATGTACAATTTACAGATACAGCTTATGATGCCTTTGGAAGATTAAGAGTTTCAGAACCTTATACATTATTTGATTCTCAAAATAGATATTTTGCAGATAATCAATTTGATACATCTACTGCAACAGGGGGTTCAACTACTTTTTTATCTAATGAAGCAACAGTTAGAATGGATGTAACAACTTCTTCTGGATCTGAAGTAGTTCGTCAAACGTATAGATCTTTTCCATATCAGCCTGGTAAATCTTTATTAACTCTTGAAACATTTACAATGAACGCTGCTAAAACTAATTTAAGACAAAGAGTTGGTTTTTTTAACACTCAAAATGGTTTATTTTTTCAACAAAACGATTCAACACTTTCTTTTGTATTAAGATCTAATTCTTTACCTACACCAGGAACTCCTAGTGATATTAGAACAGTTACTCAAGCCAATTGGAATGGTGATAAATTAGATGGGACAGGGCCTAGCGGAATTACATTAGATGTAACTAAAACACAGATTTTATTTTTTGATTTTGAATGGTTAGG